AATTAGCTCTTTACTACTCACTAACATTAACACGCGGGTTTCACGCCATTTTTGTACACTTTCTTTAACAAGCGTAGCAATAACAACTGATTTTCCAGCGCCAGTAGGTAACACAACACATGGGTTTCCTTCATTGTTAGCAATCCAATTGTAGAGTAGGTCTATTGATTTTCTTTGGTAGTCGCGGAGATTCATAATTATTCTTTATATTTCATAATTTGTTTTAATTTTGTGGACGTTGTTTTATAAACTTTTCCTTCTCCATTAGTTAAAAATTGCCTTTTTATTGCTTTTTGCTTTTTTTTATGTAATTCAGAATAATACTCAGATAAAGCATTTCTTAACAATTCGGCGCCTTCTATACAAGCATGAGATAAACTTCTTGGGGATTCTATATCAACCTGACTGCACATTTCACAAGAAAAAGCATGATTTTTAAACTGTTCGTATCGCGTCATCCTATCACCTCTCCACCCATATCTTTACGTAAAACTTGCATAAATTCGTCATTCTCAGCACAAGCTTCTGGATTAGCGATAATCTCTTTTGATTTAAACCCGTCATTGCCATTTAATACTTTTTTATTATTAATAATGTAAATCGCATGCCAGTCATCATGCGCTGGCTCTTGATGAAATGGCATTAAATAAGGATGGATAACATGATGCTCGCAACCTTCACGCTGAGCATCCTCTGGTATGATATCTTGCCATTTTTCGCAGTACCAAGTGCTATCTTCTTTTGGCGTTGAATGAGCGCAATTACGGCAATTTACATAAGAAATTAACTTTTTTTCATGACATATTGCATGATGATCGCAGAATTTACATTCGTACCATGTCGGGTTTTCCGACATCCTGTCAGGAATAGTATTTGACATTGTAATGCGCTTGCCTTTTTCAACTAATTTTTCAGCAAAGTCTTTGTCATATTTAATATATTCAGTATGAATATCATCATCATTTTTATTAACAGCATAATAAACAGCGCGGTCTAGTGTCGTGCCTTTCATATAAAGTTGCATCTGTGCATAATGCAATGGTTTAGCTTTCTCAACGCCTTTTTCAACCAACTCTTTAAATGATTTATCGCTATGCGTTTTAATCTCTAGCACTGCCATTGTCTTAGGCGCGTTAGGTAATCCATTTTTAATAATGCCGTCAACACTCCCGCCAATATGGTAGCCAAAATTGACACGCGATTGATTAGCTGAGGTATTGGTAATACTTACGCCAATTGATTTTAAATTATCAATGACTTGTTGTTCTTCATTCTGACCACGTTTGAATAAACGCAAAATACGTCCTTCAAAGCTCTTTTTAGATACCCATCTAAAGCCATACCACAACTTGCGATCACATTTGTCACCTAGCTCACTACATCCAAGATGGACTCGGGGGCTATTGTCGAGTGATTCGTAATGCTTATCAATTAAGTTTTTAATTGTATTTTCTTGTTCTGGGATTTTCATATTAATAAAAGAGGGATTGCTCCCTCTTTATCCTTTAAAATGGTGATGCTCTCTTAGCCCAAGGTGCTGCTGTAGGTGCGCTTGTTGTTGCTGGCTTGTTTTCAGCTTTTGGCAAGTTAGCACCATCTACTGCTTTATACGAGCGTACAACGTTTTGCGGGTCGCGCCCTTCTTGTTGCTCAATAATAACTTTAACTAAAATTTGCTGACCTAATAATTCGTCAGTGTCAGTTACTTTAGCCAAACCACAAGCTCGCATAATAGAGCCTAATTGTTGGCGTCCGATTTCTTCTGCTTGCGTTGATTTATTGCGAACATTGATATTGCTAAATACTTTGCGTCCTGCATGGCTTGGCGCTAATACATCCATTTGCAATGCAATGAATTGTCCAGTGCCATCTTTTGTTGCTTTAATGTCAGCTTTTACAATGTTGACAATATAATCACCCGCAGGGATTGGATCGTAATTGTTACCTTCTGGCATTTCTTCAATGTTAAAACTTGTGTCTAATAAAGCCATTGTTATTTCTCCTTAATTGAAATTGTAAAACTTGGTCTTGCTGGTTTTGTAGTAACTGCTTGCTCTAAAACTTTGGTAATGCTTTCGTCAGTTGACCGCCATGCGCTTGCATTAATCTCAGGCGTCCATCTGAATAAGTTATGCAAATGTTCTGATAATCCGTTATCTGCTGCTAACTCCTGCAATTTTTCAGAATCAACTTTTCGCGTCATGCGTCCGACAATCTTAATTTGATAGCCATTATCGTCGAAGTTTTTAGTGCCTTCTAGTGATTCTGGAATTTTGAAATGCTGGATTAGTTCATCTTCAATTTCACGCCTGTATTGAGTTACTAAACGCTCATCTTCTTTTAATTTAATCCACTTATCGTAAATTTCATTAATCATGTTGTCGCCTCACTAAATGCAGTGATGAATGATTGCCAATTTAAATCAATTGTTTCAGGCAATGAATAGCGATTCTTCGCTAAATAAGATGGTTTTTCTTGCGTGAAAATAACACGTTGACCATTTGATATAGCGCGGTTCTTTTCCTTGTTAAATCCAACGTCTTCTTTTTTAATGACCGTTTTATAATTGGCAAAGAAAACACAATCTGCCCACTCTTGAATAAGCGCAGAACCTTTGCTAGATAACTTAGGTTGGTATCTGTCATAGCTATCCGTCTCTGGGCTATCAAAGCGTTTAATCTCACTATGCCCAATAAAGATGACAGTCATATTCTTATCATTACGTAGCGCGTCAAAAGCAGTTAAAATCTCACGCCATTTTTCTGCTAAGAACACAGAGCTTTTCCCATAAGCCAACTCTTTAGCGTCATGCTCTTTTTCAATTTCATTAATCATGATATTTTCAAGCCAATCCGCACTATCCAATACCACTGTTTGAAAATCATGTTCTTGCGTATAAAGTTGCTCAACTGCTTCTAGCACTTCTTTGCCTGTTGTTGCTTTTGGAAAAGATGAAACATCAAGTGCGTCTAACCCATCTTCTGTAGTAATAAAAATTGGATTGCTTGATTGTGATGCAAATGTACTTTTACCTATTCCATGCGTGGAATATAAAAAGATACGAGGGGGGCGCAAAGTCTTACCCTTGCGGATTTGATTAAGCATAATTGCCATTATAAATCTCCTATTTTATTCATCATTTTGAGAAATTCATTTCGATGAAGTATTGATACAATAATTTAAAAATGTTAATCTGTCAACACTTTGATGAAAAATAAGGATAAAAAATGCTATTAGATGATGTAAAAGACTTATTAAAAGATAGAAAGATAAATGTAGTTGCCAAAGGAACAGGCTTACATTCCAATACAGTGTATAAAATATCAAAGGGTAAAACAATCCCACACACTTCTACTTTAGAGAAATTATATAAATATTTGAAAGGCTAAGTAATGACTAATTTAGAAGTAGCTTTAGATTATGTACGTATGGGCTGGAAAGTATTACCAGTGGTTGAGAATGGAAAGATTCCCGCGACTGCTCACGGGGTAAAAGATGCAACCAATGACATAGATAAAATCACAGATTGGTGGACACGTAATCCTAACTTTAATATTGGTGTGGCTGCGGGTGAAGCTTCTGGCATTATTGTTTATGACATTGACCCGCGTAATGGCGGTGAAGATAGTTGGCAACAATGGCTAAAAGAGCATGGAGATGTTCCTGATGGAATTATGGCACTCACGGCTGGCGGTGGGCAACATTACATTGCAAGATACCAGCAGGGCATACGCTCTTGCAAATTAAGAACTGGTATTGACCTATTAAGTGATGGTCGTTACTTCGTTGCTTACCCTTCTACTATTGACGGTCGTTCATACCAATGGGAGGGTAGTTCAGATCCGTTTGACGGTGTATTACCATTTGATATTCCAAGTAATTGGTATGATTCAATGTCTAAGCGCACAATCGAAACAACTGTCAATGCAGTTGGTGACATTATCAAAGGTGATAGGAATAACGGTCTAACCTCACTTGCAGGTTCAATGCGTCATCTTGGTATGAAAGAAAACGAGATACTCAAGGCATTACTTGAAATAAATGACACGCGATGCTCTCCACCTCTCCCAGAATCAGAAGTTCGTCAAATATCACGCTCAGTCAGTCGTTATGAGATTGATTACGATGTTGCAGTCGATACTGCTTTAGGAAGTGAAGCGGCAGAAATGTTACTTGCTAACCTAAAAGCCGAGCAAGGCGATTATTATTTTACTAAAGCAAGTAGCTTCTTATCTCAGCCAGCACCTATGGAGTGGGTAATTAAAGGGTGGATACCTACACATAGTGTCTCTATGATATTTGGTGAAAGTGGCGTAGGGAAGTCATTCATTGCGCTCGATATGGCGTGTTCTATCGCGACTGGTAACACATGGCAAGGCACTAAGACCAAGCATGGTAATGTTGTTTATCTTGCGGGTGAAGGTAATTACGGTATTAGGCAACGTATTGCCTCTTGGTGTAAGAAGCATGACGTTCATTCGCTTGATAATTTATTAATTAGTAATAAGCCGATTGATTTAGATGCTGATGGATCTGCTTTTAACGTGATACAGGCTGTACGAGACATATCAACTGATGATATATCAATGGTATTTATTGATACGCTTAATAATCACATGAGTGGTGACGAGAACAGCGCACAGGACACACGTAGAATGATTAATGCAAGTAAGTTAATTGCCTCAGCATTGAACAGCTCAGTCGCATTTATTCACCATACTGGGTTAAATGGCAAAGATAGAAGCCGTGGTTCGTCTGCTTGGAAAGGTTCTTTAGATTCTTCAATTATTATTAGTCGTGTTGATGAAGAAGGAACAATTGAGATTAATTGCACAAAAATGAAAGACGCAGAAGAACCTGAGCCAATGTTTGGCAAGTTGGAATATGTTGAACTTGGATGGACAGACGAAGATGGTGAGGAGATAAAAGGGGCTGCTTTTGAAATGTGCGAAGCAGTTGAAAAGACAGAAAAACCTAAAAAAGAAAGCAAAGTTACAGGTTACATGAAGACTTTTACAAACGCATGGGTTGATTCAAAATGTGATTTAAATAACAACAATCCATATATTAGTAATTCCGCTTTAAGGGATTTTTTAGTTAAAGAAGGAATTTATCAGGATGGCGCGAGTGTAAGAAATCAACTTTCTGCATCAAGAGAAAATAGTTTTATTAGAGTTTTGATAGATTCTCAACTTATAAAATCAATTATTTTTAATAATAAAGTGAGTGGTTATGAAGTAGTAAATAATGATTTTTCTAGTCAATTATTATTATTAAAATCTGTTTCTTAAAACGTAACCTGCGTAACCTGAGTTATAAAATGTGCAGGTTACAAAATCGAGCAATCCGTAACTAAAAAACGTAACCTACGTAACCCCGTATATTAATATACGGGTTACAGGTTACATTTAGGTACTAGGCGAAATAAGTGACATAAGTTATTCAATAAATATTTAAAAATAGTTGTTGACAACCAATTAAATAAAGTTTAATGTGTAGTTGTAGTAAACGAAGTAGATTTATCAGAGGTGGTCGCGTCAACGGCTACCTCATCTTTTTAAGGACAAATTATTATGAAAAAATTATTAGCAGTTTTAGTTTTAGGATTTTCTTTAAATTCTTACGGTGCAGAAATTGATGAGTATTATTACAACATTGGAAAAGAGCATGGTTGTCAGTCTGGTAAAAAAGCAGGTGGCGATTGGTGGGTAAGTTATAAAAAAGAAGTTAATTTGTACATGGAACAAAATTATTATAAAACAGGATGGGATGACGGTTTTAATTTATGCCGTGGTGAAGCCCAAAATTTAAATAACATGATTATGAATAATATGGGGTATTGATTTTATGAATTTCTTTGAAATAGCTTTAGCTTTAGGTTTTTTGATTCTTACATTTAGTTTTTCAATTTTTATTTTAGTTAATTGTTTAAAAATTTTAGGATGGATTTAGTTTATGAGTGACAAATTTGAAGACCAGTATTATCGTAACTTTCAAATGCTGAATAAAATTTTAAGTGTGATTCATACTGTGCCAAGTAATTTACAGACATTGGCAGATATGGTTGGTAGATCAAAACACTCAGTTAGGTTTTATGTGTTGAAGTTAGTTGAAGAAGGATTGGCTGAAAGAACAGGTAAGTTAGGCGCTACGATTTATTATCAGTCTAAAATTACTGAAATGTCGTATCATGATTTTAAAAAGTTGTATGATTACGAAAAGACAATTGAAATGCGTAAAAATGCTTTCAAGGAACGTACAATTAAAAACATGGAAAAGCAGTCTGAAATAATTAAGGGGGCTAGGGTGTTTACGATGGATTCACTAAGTGAAAAACATTTAGAACAAAGTCAACTTAATCGTAAAGCAAATGCAAAAAAGCGTTACAATACAAATATCGGAAGTTCATTTAATTTAGTTTAAAAACGGAGAGTGTGATGAAATATATTTTAGCAATTGGTTTAATGTTCGCAGTAACGGCAAATGC